GGCATCGTATAGATGTCAACCTCGCCTTGACCTTCTGCCCTTGCGTAAGCCATGCTTACTCTGGGATAACGTAACTTGGGTCAGGGACTGGATCGTCAGGGGGATTGGTAATCACGCTGTCGTACTGACTCGCAAATACGTCATCCCACGTTGACGTAGGGCATAAAGCCGTCAATTCAGCTAAAGTCCAACTACCTTCCGCTTTGGGCGTGAAGTTAATATCGCCTGATACTGGATCAGTCGCAGGAATAGTTTCTCTAAAGCTACTTTCGTAGTAAGTTGAGGGACTTGCACTTTTACTGCCTTGATTGTACGTCATGCCTAAATCCCACTGTTGTACCTTACTGTTTAAATTGTAGGGCACGGCTGTGGTTAGGGTTTTAGTTATTGCCATTTTTTACTCCTTATTATTAAGTTGTTTTTCTAAATCTTCGACTTTTGCCGAGAGTTCTTGTATTGCTTTGGTAAGCATAGGAACTAAGGCTCCTTCACCTATTCTCTGTCTACCATCAGCATCATCTTCTTTCCACATATCAAAGCCTTCTTTTAAATCATATCTATCAATTACTTCTTTAACTTCTTGTGCTATAAAGCCATGATTATATTTTCCATTCATAGTTCTTTCTTCGGAATCTTTTACATAGGCTGTATGATCTTTGGGTAAGTCTTTTTCTTTTTTCCAAAGGAAAGTAACAGGTCTTAATTCATTTATAAAATTTAATCCAACTACTTCATCTTGTATATCTTCTTTGTATCTTATATCCGAAGGTGCTGACCAAGATGTTCCACCTAATGACAAGGTTGAATCTGTAGCACCATGACCAAAAGTAGCCGTATCATTACCTGAACCTACAGCGTCATACCCAATAACATATTGATAACCTGAACCTGCAGCAGATGTGTGAGCAAAAGTTCCTATTAGAATATTTTGTGAGCCAGTAGTAAGATTAACAGTATTAGAACCTGATTGAACACCTATACAAATATTATCGTTTCCTGTAGTAATTAAATCTCCAGCATTAGTTCCAATAGCAACACCAGAAACTCCTGTCGTGTTTGCTCCTAAAGCAGCATAACCAACGGCTGTATTGTTAGAAGCTGTGGTATTGGCATCTAAAGCACCTGTACCTACGGCTGTGTTATAACTAGCCGTTGTGTTTGATAATAAAGCATCAGCACCCACAGCAGTATTATTTGCTCCCGAAGTATTAGCTTCCAGAGCCTTTCTACCTAGACCTGTATTTCCGTTTGCCGTGGTATTAGCAGCTAAAGCATTAAAACCAACTGCTGTATTTACAGTACCTGTCGTGTTTGAATCTAAAGCATTCTGACCAACGGCTACATTATCTGTGCCTGTCGTATTCGCAGTTAAAGCAGTATATCCAATAGCTACATTACCACCAGCAACAGAGGATGCCAAAGCAGCATAGCCAATGGCAACGCTATTATCAGTTGTAGTTGCAGTTTCTAAAGCATTCATTCCAATAGCTACATTGGAATCACCTGTAGTTAAATTAGTACCAGAAGCTTTTCCTACTGCTGTATTTCCTGCTCCTGTCGTGTTTGCTCCTAGAGCAGCAGAACCAACTGCTACATTATCTGATGCTGTCGTATTAGCGTCTAAAGCCCTTGTACCAACGGCTGTGTTATTTGCTCCTGTGGTATTTGCATACATAGAGAACCAACCTACTGATGTATTTGAAGAACCTGTGGTGGTTGATAGTAAAGCAGCATAACCGACTCCAACACTTTGTGTTGCGGTAGTCATCGCATATCCTGCTGCTGCACCTATCAAAGTAGCTTGTGAAAGATTCCCTGCTTGTCCTGCGTCTCTACCTACCAGAGTATTATGTTCTCCTGTTGTGATTAGCTTACCCGCATTCCAGCCAAGTGCTGTATTGTAATCTGCTGTGGTATTTGCTTCTAGTGAACCTTCACCAACGGCTGTATTATATGCTCCGTCAGTGTTTGCTCCTAAAGAACTTGTACCAACTGCTGTATTAAAAGATGCTGTAGTATTAGCGTCTAAAGCTAAAGCACCCACGGCAACATTACTTGCACCTGTGGTGTTAGCTGCTAAAGCGTTATAACCAAGACCTGTATTGTTAGAAGCTGTAGTATTTGCATTCAAAGTATTATAACCAAGACCTGTATTTGAAGCACCTGTGGTGTTTGATCCCATACAATAAGAACCTACAACAGTGTTATCAGTACCTGTCGTGTTTGCAGTCAAAGTGTTATATCCAACTGCTGTGTTATCATCACCTGCATTACTGGAAGCGTCTAAAGAAGCAGTACCGATTGCTGTATTTCGAGAAGCAGTAGTAACATACAGTAAAGCATTTTGACCAACAGCAGTATTATCAGCACCTGTTGTTAAAGCACCTCCTGCTGAATACCCTACTCCTGTGTTACCTGTTCCTGACGTATTTGCTCCTAAAGCACCATAGCCTACTGCCGTTAAATAACTTGCTGTTGTTACAGCATCTAAAGCCAAAGCACCAACAGCTACGTTTTGAACACCTGTAGTCACTGCTACGCCAGCTTGATATCCAACAGCTACGCTATATCCTTCTGCTCCCGCATTTTGAACTTTAAGTGCTTCAAAACCAACCGCAACATTTTTACCATTACCATCTTCTGTAAGAAGGGCACTAGACCCGATAGCTACGTTTTCTGCTCCAGTGGTTAAAGCACCACCTGAATTATCACCAATTAAAGTATTGTCAGAACCTGTGGTTACTGCATCCCCTGCGGCATAGCCCACAGCAGTATTGTCTGTCCCAGAACTATTAGCGGTTAAGGCTAAAGTTCCTACTGCGGTGTTATCAGCAGCCGTTGTCGCTACTAATAAGGCTCCTGAACCAATAGCTACGTTATTGCCGCCTGTGGTTAAAGCACCACCAGCATTATCACCGACTGCAGTGTTGTCGGAACCAGTAGTGACCGCATCGAGTGACGCTTCCCCAATGGCTACGTTGTCTGTTCCTGTGGTTAGGGCTGTGCCTAAATTACCGCTACCGAGTCCTACGTTGCCTGTGCCACCTGTCATGTCTAAAACATCAGTAACGGCAGCACCACTCCCTGCTCCGTCAGTGACAATCATCTTAATACCGCCATTTGGTATTACGACATTGGCTCCTGTGCCTTGGGTAAGACTAACTGCGTAACCTGCTGAGTTCTGAATTATCCAGACTTTACTAACTGTGTTGGGTGCTAAAGTAACTGTGTTGAGTGCGGTAATAGACCCCGTTAGCGTTAATGCCATTCTTCTTGATTCCGAATCTGTTTCACTACCATCAGGTATAGTAATGGTGTGTGTAGTTCCCGTAATTCCTGTTGAAGAACTACCGAAAGCATCCGCTATCAGCGTTAAATTCGTATTTGTTGTTGTACCCCACGTTCCGCTACCGTCACCAGTAGCCATCTCGTTGAGCCTTAGATTATTTACATATGTACTTGCCATAATTGTTTCCTGATTATTGTTAAATTATTAAGCTGCCACATCTTCCCAAGAAGCATCTTGCGAAGGACTAACTGCAGACCATTCTGCATCTTGATCGGGATTTAATTCTCCCCAAACAGCTAAATCTCCAACTGCTCCTGTTCCATAAACTCCTGTAGGATAAATATTAGCATGTCCAGCAGCAGTTATTGATCCAAGTCCTGAGGTTAAAGTATCAGTAGTAACCGCTATAATATTATTGGTTACTAAAGTTAAAGTACCTAATGCCGAAGTTCCTGCTACTCCCGTAGGATAAACATTAGCGTCACCAGTAACTGTTTCATCACCTAGAGATACTGTAGAAGCAGTACCGCTAACTCCTGTGATGGCAAAACCTGCTGCGATCACTGTGCCTACGGCACCCGTTCCTGCAAGTCCCGTTTCGGTTACATTAGCATCACCACTAACTGTCTCTGTACCGAGTGCAGTAGTTCCAGCCAGTCCTGTGACTGTTACATTGGCAATACCAGTTGCTACTACCGTTCCGACAGCACCCGTACCAGCAACGCCTGTTTCCGCTACATTAGCGTCTCCAGTTGCTGTTTCTGTGCCTAAAGCAGTGGTTCCTGCGAGTCCTGTTACAGTTACATTTGCAATACCCGTTGCAACAACTGTACCAACTGAGCCTGTGCCAGCCAGTCCTGTGACGGCAACTGTTGCACCAGCACTAACACTTTCTGTACCTAAAGCAGAAGTTCCTGCAAGACCCGTAAGGGTTACAGTAACATCAACTTCAACGGGCTCACCCCAGGTGCCTGAACCCCAGGTACTTCGACCCCAGCCAGCCATCGGCTATCCTACGCTATTCTAATAACAGCGTTACTTGCGTCTGCGGTGGGAAAAGTAATAGTAAAGCTACCTGCTGTACTTGTTTTATCTCCACCGAAATCAAAGACAGCAACCGAAGGATCACCTGAAGCTGTTTCATTGAAAATCATACAGCCTCTAGCTGTGATCGTACAAGTACCAAAGGTTAAATCAGCAAAGTCTGTAAACGCAGTGGTTCCAGAAGTATTAGGTTCAACTTTAGTTAAAGTACCCCCTTTTGCTGTGTAATTGGTTCCTGTTGCTTCCTGACTGGTTGAATAAGCTGTAGTAGAAGCACTCATCGTAGCTGAACTGGTATAAAGAGCCAGTTTAAAAGTGTTTCCTCCTGTTGAGAAATTGTGCTTGGCTTGTAAGAGTTCTTTCTTAAAGCTGGTGCACATTGCCTGTGTTATCGCCATTATAGTCTCCTAATAATATTAGCTAGGTCTTTCTGACCTTGTTTTTCTAAAATATTACATACTGTACAAATGTGGTTATTCACCGCTTCTTTCATATAATATGTAATAACCTTTTGACACCTTTCCTTAAACGCATTAGCTTGTAGCCGTATCGGATCAGGAGCCGAGTCACTTACAGAAATCAATTTATCTGTAGCCATTTTAGCCACTTCTTCAATAGAGTGACCTCTGTAATCTGTTGTTGTTACCCCTAAATCACCCAATGTTGTTTCAAATTGCTCAGTTTCCATATCAATATTTAGTCGGTTCAGGAGGAGTGGTTGCAGGTGTATTGGCTCTATCTAACCATGTAATATTCGTGTCGTATCTTCCAGCAACGCCAAATGGAACCGATTGTTCCTTAACTACTTCAGACCACTTACAAACATTCATTTTACCATCTTGAAGATAAGAAATAACTGGATCAGCTAATCTATGATAACCATACAGCTTATCTTTAACATCCACATTAGCATCCAATAGGTTTGAACGGACTGCTATTTGTACTTCTACACCTCTTTCCATACATTTTGCTAACCAGAATTCACAACAAGCTCTGCCCATTTCAGCAAAATATAAATTACCTTTATAGGTAAAGTCTGCTCCAAATAAATTAACATTTCCCACTTTATTCCAACAGGCAAATGCAATGGCATAAGCGACTGTATTGTTTATGTATCCACACTCCGTATCTTTAATTAAAGTTTCTATCGGATACAACTCTAAAGCAGGAACCCTTTCATCTAACTGACAAGTATAAATAGGACATTTCATCTTTGGTAAAGTTTGTCTCATTACTTCTGACATATCTCCTGCATCATCAGACTCAAAAAATCTGGATACAGGGTCCATTACAAAAGCACGATCTGGATTAGGAATTACACTGATCATCGCATTAATGACCCAAACTTCGTCAAACTCCTGACTATGCGTTATAGCCATGTGATAATCCAATTGACTGTTTCCCATCGCCACAATAGCTATATTTTTGCCTTTCAAGGCTTTTATAGGTTTTTTTAACATATCTGCTCCTTATGTTTTTATGTTACTGGTATCCTCAATTGTCCTGATCGATAAGCATCTTTACGATCCCTACCATCACCAAGAACTTTAAGTCGTGCTAAAGCTTCCTCATATCTGGCTTGATATATCTGAAACATATCGGCTTCACCTTTCATGAAGGTATAACCTTCAATCAAAGACCCATAGAGTAATGCAGTTTCTGCATTGGCAGAAAGCCATGTCGTTCCACCCGTAGCTCCAGACGTTAAAGAAGCTGGCTTATAAAAATAATGTATTTCTGTGGTAAATGCTGCTCCTGGTGTTGGAGCCATGATAAAAAACTGATCACTGAATATCCCATAGTATTTAGGCAATGATCCCGATCCTGTTGCTGTTGCTGTCGGATAGATTTCTCTAATCCAATTTACATCCTTATTCAGTAAAAATTGCTGTTTGCTATTACCATCCGTTACCGATAAAGAATAAGGAGACAAAAAATCAGTTGGTATTGATAAATATTGATTATCAGCAGATGTTGTACCCGATTGATTTCTTCTGAAATCAGGCAGTTGTACTACATTTAATATCCTTTCTTCTGCCTGTTGAATAATAGTATCTAAACTATCTGTAAAAGTAGTTTCAGTATTCTGAAGATAATTCTGTATAGCTGTCTTTAATCCTGCATAATTCATGATATTACTACCTTAATAAAACCTACTTCACCCGTCATGTACATATTGTCTAAATCACTGGGTCCAAATTCTGAGTTCCAACCACCTATAGGATTCCATGCCGAGGTTCTCCTGCTTGCTGCTTGACCAAGAGGAGGTCTGGGATTCCTTAAAGCTACTGGATCGTAAATCTTGAAACTACCTTGTTGTAACTGTGGTTGAGGTTCATCATCACATTCGGGACATACCATCCAGCCTGTGGGTCGTAAGTCTCTAACTTGATTTCTTAATTCATGTAATGGATAACGAAATCCGCAACGATCACAGAATCCAAACGCTTTTTTACCTGCTGCAAATTCACTCATGAGTTATAAGTCCAAGGCACAAATCTAAACGATGCCTTAACCCTGTTTTCCTCGGCTGCTAAATCAAATTGTTCCATATATTCTTGTTTTAACACCGCTAATCGATTACCGACTGCTTCTGGATATTTCATCCCAACATAATAAGCTAAACCTGCCACTAGACTAGGAAGAAACAATTTTGGTACATCCATGTTATAACTGCCTAAATCTCCACTGTCGTAAACTTGTCTGACCCGATAATAACTTAATACATAAGTTTGAACATCATCAGGCACAGGATATAAGATTATCTTAAAACTACTGGTTAATCGCTCTACATAATATTGTAAAGGTCTGCCTTCTTGTAATTTATTAGGTAAATCCGCATAACCTGATACAGAAACTCGTGTAAGATCATAGTCAGTTTGACTAGAAGTATCACCACTATTTAGACGTAAGTGCACTTCCAGCAGATCAACTGTGTCTGCATCAAAAGTGTATTCAGAAGTACCAGCCGTTAAGGTAGTAGTTCCACTTTCTATAGTCCATAAGTTTAATCCTCGGTTTTGCCATTCCAGCATCATCAGATCAAGACTGCGTCTGGCAGTCTTATAATCATATCCAGTGCGAGCTTCTAAGCCACACCTGTCAAATGCTTCATCGACAATATCACCGATATCTAAATTAAACGCATTAGTGGTCGTAGTAGCCATTTATTATTTTACTACTTCTGCACCCTGTCTGGCTCTTCTTCTCTGAGTTGAGCCAATAACACCGCCATCGCTCTTATACTCTACTTCAACACCTTTGGCTTGAGCCGCTTTTTTAGCAGCCTTTTTTCCTGCCTTATCATAAGGGTAATGTTTACCATCTACTTCTGGCATATTTTTTCCTCCTCCTGAAAGTTTCCCTCCAGAACTTTTATTAGATTTTCCTGCTTTACTAAGAGCAATTGCGACAGATTGGTTCTGGGGGAACCCCTCCTGCCGCAATGTTCTTATATTAGAGGAAACATCTTTATTAGATTTACCTTTCCTTAATGGCATTAACTAGGATTAGCATAATGCTTGTGAGCCCAAATAATAACACTATAAGTATCACCACTTGTATGGTCATTGGTTGTTAACAACAAATCACCATTTATACCGCCTCCTGCATTATTGGGAATACCTGGTAACTGATCCATTCCATAGGAAAAATTCCATGTATCACTCCAATCCTTGGGTGCTTGGCAAATAAACATATTGGAACTTGCATTCCAATACAGTTTAAAACCCATACCGATATTACTAAACCAAATTCTCTGTAAAGAAACTCGGTTACAGGCTTGTCCCGTAAGGGGACTTGATTCCAAAGCTGAAACATCAATCTTAGCAACCGCACTTTCTCCCGTGCCATCACTAATATTGGTAAATTTCATTACCAGATTTTTACCGCCATCCTCTATCGTTTGTGAGGTTACTGCATCAGCCATTATTTACCCCCTTACTCGAATGGAGTCGCTAATGTGCCGTCACCATGTAAGAAAGCTTCACAATGCCATACTGCTGCACTCGTAGCTACTAAACGAATTATTCCACCTACTAACCAACCCTGTGCTGCTGTACCTAAATCAATCGTATCATCATCACTGGCATCGGGAACAAAGGTATTGGTATCTGTTGCAGTTGCTGGATCAAAGATCGTGGCAAAGCCAGAAAATAAATCACTGGCATTATCAGTATTAATTTGTCCTGCACCCGTGAAAGTCGTACCCACTATAAAAGTATAGTTCAATCCTGCTGCTGCAGTTGGTAATGTAACTACAATACCTGCTGCCCTGTTAAGGGTATAAACAGTACCTGAATCCGTTGATTCAACACTTTTGGTAGCACTGGTAATGCTACTTACGTTTGAATAAGCGGATAAATAACCTGTGGTTGTAATATTACCACTGGTATCTACATCCAGATTTGTTGTAATGGCACCAGTTGTAGAGTTTTTGCTGATTTGTTCAAATCCACCCTCTGACCTGACTGGTCCACTAAAAGTTGTGTTTGCCATAATTTAGTCTCCTAAATAACTCTATCGTCTTGGCAAGTCTGCTAGGTCAGTCGATAGATATAAAAAAATCCCTAGATGTAAAAAAAGGGAAGTAGTAAAAACTACTTCCCTAATTTTTTATGACGAACCTGGAGAACCATACGCTCCTAATGGGTCTGAAACTCCAAAAGAGTATCTTTCCCTAGATTTGTAGCGAACATTGCCTGTATCGAAGTCCCCATCCATGCTGTTCTCGATAGGGGTTCTGACAAAGTGCTTAAATCCGTTAGGAATATCGGTCATTAAGAACCATGCATTCGTGTCGGTTAAATAGTGATTAACTGTAAAACCTTCAGGAACAGTTCCTAAAGAACGAAAAGCGTTGATATCATTGTCAGCAGTTCCCGATCTACCTGGAGTATCCAGCAATCTAGTTGCTGTAAACTGGTAGTTCGTAGGAATGACCAATTTACTTGGTCTTGCCGCAATTTTCAGTCCACGCTCATCTGTCCAACCAGAAATGGTAATGGTTGCATTCTCAAGAGAAGTCTCGTTGAGGTCTGCAGCCGTAGCTGGGCGATTAGAGTTTTTCCCACCCGAAACAAGTGGGTGACCATCACCGCCAGTTACACCATCACCTGATGCTGTGAATAAATTCACGCCATCACCTGATTGGTATGAGTTGGTAAATCCATTGTTAAATGGAACAACAGCCTTCTGTTGTTTGGTATAAGCCATACCACGAGCTAATGCTTTGGTATAACGAGCAGAGAGAGAGTCATAAAGGTTATCCTCCATTGCCTCCTCTGTGATCGCAAATCCCATTGCAATTGTTTCATGGTTATAGCGTGCTGTGAACGCCTCCTGTGCGTTGTCGTAGGACATCGCTCCGCCTTCAGCCTTTACTGGAGCTGCTCCAAAGCCTGAAAGTTTAGTTTCTTCCTCGAAAGAACGATCAGAAGATTCCGATTCATACAACTCTGCATCTTCGTTTTCATACTTAGCGTATTCGAGTCCAAAGAGAGCATTAAGTCCAGGGAGGAGTTCTTTCAGCAATTGTGCTCTTGAAATAGCCATATTGAATTACTCCTATATACCTGTTGTATTATCGTACTGGTGCCCAGCGTTATATTTAACAATAACATCCGTATAGCTGTCTCCTACAGACGAATCTGGTCCATCAACGAAATCAATGATTCGTAATGGTAGAGTCGCTGTGGTAGCTGCAGCCGTAGAAATGTCTACTGCATTTTTACTGGTGCCAATTGTGGTAGAGCCTGAAGTGTTCGCCAGAGCTACATTATTTCCTAATACAGTCTGAGCACCTGACCCATCACTTTGCATCTGAATTACCAATGCAGGGTCGGTTATAATATAACCTACCGCATCGGAAGCTGCAACAGAAGCTGTCCACATTTGTGCGAATGTCTTCTGACTAGTGTTTGGATCGGTGTAAGAACACCCAACAAATACTCCACATGGAGTGAAAGTAGTAGTTCCAGCGTCTTTTTCAATAGTCCCTGCCGCTACTAACTTTACAAAATCTCCATAGAAGATATTTACTGCGTATGCACTTGCAATCTTTATGTGCTGAACTTTTCCTGAATAGGAACCGCTTGCACTTAAAGTACCAATTGGTCTTGCACCATAGGGTGTTGCTGATGAAGCCATCTGCTTTTCTCCTATAATACTAAATTACATAAAATGTGATCCTATTTTCTGCTCTAAGAATCACTCCCAAATTTGACCCTAGTGTCCTTGTCAGATGACATGGGCATTCTAGAATCTTGTTCACGGAAGTAATTTTGATCAGTTGCTTCGATTTGAGCTTTTGCCATTTCTTGGTAGTACTCATCCCTTTTCTTCATGGTTTCGGCATCGGCTTTGCATAAAAGCAATCCTCCGATTTCGATGTTGCCTTTAAAATGGGAATGATAATCAGGGACAATGTTTTCCGCTATCTCTGGATGATCTTCCATTTTTACAGGCTCCCAACCTTCTCTGAAACGGGATGATACATTTGTATTCAGGACAGTGCCATTTACGGAAGTGGCAATCCATCTAAATACATATCCATCTTGTGGCTTTGGGTCAGGCAGAATACTCTGCGGTGCCCAAGGTTCATCTCTCTTCTCAGTTTCTCTGTTCTCTACTTCTCGTGAAGCTTCATGGGTCTCTCGACCTTCGATCTCTCGATTACGCTCTTCGGACATTAAATCATCTCCTTTACTATTTGTTTAGCATATTGTTCTGCTGATAACCCAAGCTTCTTGGCGAGAGAGACTTGAGTGGGCGTTAACTGCACTTTGCGTGGTTTTCCGCCATTATTTCTAGTGGCTGGAGCTACCATCGTAGCTGCGTTCCGTGTTGGAGCAGTTTGCCCTTGATCCAACTCGGAATCGGAAAAATTGTTGGGAAATGCTCTTTTCATTTCAGCATCTACTTTGTCGTAGTATTCCCTTGTTTGAGGATTAATACCCTCTGTTAATAAATCTTCATGCACCCCCATTGCAAAACCTGTAAGCTTTTTATCGGTATTAAACCATTCATTTTTACCAAGCCATTCTTCAGCTAACGGATCAAGTGGAGGCGGTTGTGTTTGTGCTATTTGCTGTGGCGAAGGAGCTTTAGGTCGTTTAGGTGGTTGCCTTCGAGGTTGCCTCTTTATAGCTGCATCGGCTTGCGACAATTGCAGTTTAGCTTCCAACATTTTTTCCTGTGCATTAATGATGGCTTCTTTATCGCCTTCATCAGTAGCATCCGACCAAACCCTCTTCGCATGTTCTAATTCTGCTTCTGCCTTGGCAGCCACATTCGAGACCACTGCTTGTTGTCCACGAGACACCATCTGTCTAGCTTGTTGCAGTTGACTATTTAAGGTTTGAGCAGCATTTACCGCTTCATCCCTCATCCTCTGTGCATCTTCCTTGGCTCTGCGTTCTTCGTGAAACTCGTATTTGAGCTTATCAATTCGTTTCTGTACCCTGCCACTAACTGAATCAATTTCTTCAATATTTTCTTTGGGAGTTTCGACTTCTTCTGTTTCAACTACCTGCACTTCAAGTTCATCATCAGATGCATTGCTCACTTGAGTAGTCTTACCGAAAAACTTTTCTTCTTTAGAAGTTTCTATTACGGGCAGTTCAAAATCTTCTTTACCGAGATCAGTCTCTTCCTCTACTTCTAATTGTTCTGCATTTTCTTCAATCATAGTCTTTCATATCCTCTTGGGTCATCGATCACAGCTTCTACGCTGTCATCATTAATTAAACGAAGTTCTTTACCATGAATTCTGAAACGAGTACCTGTATAGGTACGCATTAAGATAAAATCTCCTTCACTACACCAAGGACCACTGGGAAAACGCTTTTGATCTTTGTAACAATCAGGACCCATCTTTAGAACAAAACCAACAATAGTAGCAACGGATTCAGCGTACCTTGTTTCTTCGGCTTTGATAATGCCACCTTCAGTGGCTTCTTCTACGTCAGGGAGTGCGATCAATATCTTGTAACCAGAAGGTTCTGGCATTTGCGTAGATGTCTGAGATTCTTGATCGGTATCAATCTCAGCTACGTTGGTTTCAGATGTCATAAGTCATCCTGTTGTTGCACAAAATTATGGGTTTTGCGTTCCCAGTCAAAAACAATAATATCTGAGAAATAATTTATTTCAACTATTTTCTATTATTTCAAAGACTTCTTTAAATTCTCTTTCGGCTAAATTAAGACCTTCAATGACTCCAGTCAGTCTTTTAAAAGCGTTGTAATCTTCAACAGTGCCTTCTGCGAGATGCTCCTTAATTCTTTCTTTCTCATCATTAATTCGTCTAAGAAAAGCATCTTTAAAACTACTTCCTAGGAGGTCTGCCATCTTTCTGCTCTTTATCTTTATCCATTAGCTTTTCAGCTATTCTCACGCCAACATCAGCACCTTTCGCTTGTTGCTTGGCGGAAAGTTCCTTGTCAGCTATCTGTGCATCGACAATGGTTTCCATTATATCAGCACCAATCTTAGCTCCCGCAATTTTTTCTTGCGATTTAATTCTCTTTACTTCCAGTTGGTCCTTGCGTAATTCACGTTCCGTAGTGGCTTCCTGCTTCATTACATCTGCCTGTGTCTTTCTATCGACATCTTTTTCTTTGATATCGAGTTCACGCAGCTTGGCTTGAACTAAC